TTACTGCTCTACTTTTCCACCAGCAAACATATATGGGTTTACATAGCCTATATATGTTTCAGGACTAAAATCTTCAGGTTGTGCCTTAACTAACTCACCTAAAGCCCATTCATAAGGGATTTTTTCCCACCCTGGCACAGCTTGGATGGTGAAAGTATTTACAGATAAGGATTCTTTCCCTTCATCCTTTTTGGCTTTTGATACATACGATGCAATAGTGACAAAAGTGCTATTATTGACATAGTCAACTTGCAAGCCTGTGACTGCATGATGTTCTGACATGGCGCCAGTACGAATATCTTCGATTTGTTTTGAGATGTATTTCATTTTTTTACTCCTAGTCTTGTGTTATTGTTCTTGTGTCTGATACTGCGTATGCTGTAATGCACATTTTAGCGGTACGACCACTTGAAAACTCAAAAAATTCTGGTGGATTTTCCTCATGATTTGTATATAAAAACCTGTGAGATTGATTAGCCTCAACCGTGAATGTTTTGTGTGAATTAACGATGAAGAAAATTCGCTTAACAGGTGAGGGAGCTATATTTATCCACACTTGATAAAAGCTCAGAGTTTTATAAACTGTAATAATAGCCACCTCACACAAATTCCCACCGACCAACTGATTGACTTCAAGTGTACCGGTGAATTTACCAGTTACGCCTTCAAGCCTTGCAGCTTTGATTACGCCACCTTCGACAATTGCACCTTTTACTGTCCCGCCGCTTACCACTGCACCATTAATGGTGCCACCATTAACTGTTGCACCATTAACGGTGTTACCAGTAATGACACCACCAGTGATTCTTGGTGCCCTAATTTCTTGGTTAGCCATAATATGGTTGCCACGGATTGTGTCTGCAATAATACTGCCACCGTGCACTTCCGTTAAACCAGCATTATTCCATGGACTTGGTTCTGTTGTGTATTCGGTGCACTCTTCAAGCATAGGTCGCGCAACCCGTAGATGCTTATTCGATTCGTTGCTGTTTGATATAACCCAGAATATTGGAGTAATTCGTTCTACATCACTAGGTGCTTTAAATTTTACAAATGCACGTTTTGTGTACCCGGAAAGACCACCACTGAAAGAATAACCGATAATATCTTCAGAACTAAAATCCTTATACCCTCCTTCTTTAAGATGACATCTTGCAGTTAATTTTGCTTTTGACCTATGTGCGCCAATATATGCAGAAAGAATATACCATTTATTTCCTAATACTGGCGCAGATTGCATTGCCACCGTGCCAGATGCCGATGAATCGCCGTCAATATTAAAAATAAGCTGATTTTCTCCAGGTAAATAGTACGTTAATCCCCAAGCGTCATTAGCTTGCTTTGAATCCGCTCTAAGATTTCTCGCCGTTGAACTTCCCCACCAGCTACATCCGTGAGGCAATCCATCATTTTTCACATTTGCAAATATTGGATTATACAAGAGATTTCCGCCACTACCCGCTGACAACTTATCTCTCGTCACAGACCCAGCTACAACCAAATCACCACGAATACCGACTTGCCCATTTGCAACAGAAAACACTGGTTTTACATTACCGTCATTCGCATTTGCCACAATCCCGAATTTATCAGCCATAACAATGACCGAGCTTTCTTCTTGATTTGCACCAAGTGCGATACCAGCAACAGCAGTTCTTCCACCAGCAATAGCTTGCGTTTTGATTGTGTGCATTGAGCTAACTTTGCCATTAAGTCCAGCGACAGCACTGCTCACCTGCGATACTGTTGATTCAGCATTGCCAACTTTAGCGGTTAAGGCGTTAATTTGTTGTGCGTTTGCTTTATCACTTTCCGCTTGAGCCTGTCTTACTGCAGTAATACCTGATAAAGCTGATTCTGCCTTCGCTGTCACAGTTTTGATCGTTTCAGCTTGTGCTTGGTCTGCTTTTTCAAGATTTTTAATTGCGGTTCCTGATGATTGGGCTTGTGCAGCTATTTGAGCTAATGCACCTGCGACAGCAGTTTGTCTTGTTTTAGCTTCTTCTCCAACTGCATTATTAATATCAGCTTTAATGGAGTTGATGAGTTCTTGGCCAAGTTGAGATTTAGTAATTTTCCCTTCTAACGCATTTAACAAGTTATCTGGGTTATGATCTGCTTCGCCAAATACTGCTTCGGTGAACTCACCTTTATTTCCCTGCTTATCTACTCCTCTCAAATAAAAGTAATAGCCTGTCGATAAAGGCACACCATTGATAACATAGTTACTTTGAGGATATGGCAGTGTTGCCACTTTAACCGCAGTGTTTATGTCATTTGTATTGCTACGCCAAATCTCAGTGCTAAATCCAGGTGTAAATGTCTTAGGCAAATCCCAATCAAGCTCAATAGCAAATAACAAGGATTTAGTAACAAATCTAGGAATATTGAGATTAATCTCAAATGATCGTGTTACGGGATCTGACAGTTGGCCACTTTGGTTTTTAGCCCTAATTTCTGCGGTATAACTGCCATCAGGCAACCCTTCAAATGATATTTCTGGATTTTTTAAGTTTAGATATGTTTTGAAAACCTTTCCGTTGCGATATAACCGCACTTCATAGGTTAATAACGCATCTGTTGTGGGTACTGACCAAGTAAGTCTTATACCGTCAGCACTATAAACTACATCAGCATTAGTTACTTTTGTTAGTCCATTATGCATGGTTGTAGCAACAGGCACAAAGCTTGCACTACCATCAACAATCGCTTCTTTTTGCGGTTCATGCTGCAGTGCAGTTATGGTATAACTTCCGTCATCGTTTTCAGTAATGCCGAGAGCACGGTAAAGCTGAGTAGATACTTGCGGGGTTTTTAATACCCAATCATCCATTACGTTCAAACCAACAGGGTTGGTTTCTAATGTAACAATAGATTTATTTGTATTATCTACATTGATGATTTTGATTTTCACCAACTGCATTTCATCATTGAGATAACTTAAATAGCTATTACCAGTAATTTCTACAGGTTGATCAAGCGTTACTTTCTTACCGTTTATCGCAATAACTCGTCCACCAAGTGTTCTACCTGCAAAATCATTATCAGCAATTTCAATGATGTCGCCAGGCAAATGCAATAATCCTTGGAGGCCTACTACAAAGGTAATAGTACATTGTTCAAGACGAGAGGTTTCTAATACCCATCTACCATATCGATGAGCTTGCCCACGACTTGTGCAACCGTAAGCTGTAATTTTCTTAACGTTGTAGCCATAGCGAGCAATCATTAAATCATCTGCAACGTACTCAATCGCTTTTTGATAGAAGTTACGCTCATCAGCATATTCAACTTCTACTGCAGTAAAAATTGTCTTTCCTGCCGCAAATTGACGAGAGAATTTACCATCAACTACATTTGATTGAGTATATAAACATACTGGATCTGATGTTCTATCTTGGATAGCTGAAAACTGTGTCCCATTCCATACTGCAATAGAGCGAAAAACAGAAGCCATGTCTGATAGCACGTTATAGGCATCACGCTGTTCTGTAATCCATAGATTAGATACCATTCGTGGCTCTTTGCCACCATATCCATCATCGACTAATTCATCACAGTATTTTGCAATTTGATACAGTTGAAACTTATCTAATCCGTATTCCCCAATTCGTTTACCTAATCCAGCTAACGAATTAGTGACTAAGTCGTAAAAAATCCAGGCGGGGTTATCCGTCCACTCTTCTTTCCAATCACCGCGCCAAATACCTGGTGCATACGTTCTTGTTTCAGGATTATACGTACTTGGCACTTTTACTAATCGGCCATAAAGTAATAGATTTACATTAGGGAAATTTGGGTTATAGCGCGAATCCGTTTTAATGCCAATTAATGCCATGTTTGGGTATGACAGTTTGGTATCAATGATTTCCGTGTAACTAACCCAATGAGTGCCATTCTGTAGTCGTTGTGAAGTGCTGTCGGCTGTTAATCTTTTGACTGTAATGGTAAATGGTTTAGGCGGTAAATTATCAATGATGTAACTGCGATAAAAGCGAGATGATGATTTACCATTAATATTTTTTACCGTGCGGCTTTGCCCGTTGATTAAGATTTCAAGTGATACAGATGTTCCCTCTGTGTCGCCATTTTCATTTTGAGAAAATAACGCACTTACACCACATGTAATTCTGAGACGTGTCACATCAGGATCAATAACTGTTCTTGTTACAGGGGTAACATTTTTGATTTCAGCGCCAACTGATACTTCACGCTCTGACATTTCAAATCCCTGTAGCGGCATTTGGTCCTGTGTGCCGAGTGTAAATGCTATTTCTGTGTTTTTGAAATTGAAACTTGACTCATCATTATCATCAACACCGTTTGCATTTTGGATTGGCGTATTGTCAAAGTAAGTTGATTTCCATTTATTGGCTGGACCTTTGATTGGACCAAGAGAAATTAAACCAATAGCACGTAATCGTTGTGAAGAACGAAGGCTATCAGGTGCTTCATGTGGTGTGCGCGCTGAACCTTGGCTTTTACCGCCCATAAGTACCTCTTTAAAAAGAAAACCGCCTATAAGCAGTGCCTATAAGCGGTTAAATTTATTTGTGATGTTATTGATGATCGTCAAAAGTTTCTATCCCTTGAGAAACAAGTATAAGACTGGTCATCATTTTTCCGTACAATAACGGAATAGGCCTTCCTTGCGGAGTTAAATTACGAAGATTGCTGAATGATGTGCTTTGTTTCTTTTCACTTTCATTAGCACTACTACCCATATCTGGTGGTCTCGTTAAAAGAGATATAGCTCCTGATATAGCAAGTGATGCCCCCATTGCGCCAGCTATCATTACACCACCGGCAGACCAACCTAACGGGTTCCACCATGCAACAGCAATTAATACAACCCCAACAACGGCTTGAATTATACCTGCTGCTTTACCCGCACCAGTAATAACTGGCGTAAAATGTACGGAGGATTTATCATCAAGATCAATTATTGGATTATTTTTTAATTGCTCATTGCTTATATACTTTCTACCAATTCTAACTTTGTAATACCCTTTGCTAAGATGCGATCTTAGCCCTTGAATTTGAGTGATTAATCCACTCATTAACTCTCGAAAGTTACTTACATCAAGCTCGAATGGTTCATCGCTAAATCGTTTAAGATTGCCATGAAATGTAATTTTTGCCATTCTGAATATCTCCAAATTGAATGTGTGGAATTAAGCCAAAAACCATCATAAGGTACACGTGCAGAGAGACGACTTTCACTATGATGAACCATCATCTGATCACCTAGATACACTCCTGCGTGATTAGCGAAACTTGCACCGACTTTAATTAAAATCACATCGCCAAGCTGCGGTTCTTCATCAAAAGGAATTTTTTCAAATCCACAACGAGCCAAGCCTTCTTCATATAAATTGGAATGCTCAAACCATTCAAATTCGTAAGTGGATTGATCTGGCAATTCAATACCGGCTAACATATAACAATCAAGAATGATATTTCGGCAATCTTGTTTATTGTTTTCAAATTGACGACCAATCAGCGGTGAAATAGAACGGAACTGTTTAATGTCGTCATCCACCACCAGCCAAAAATCTAACTGTGTTCTAACCTGACATTCTCTGTCAGCAATGGATAAATATGGCAATCCTTTTTCAAAAGCAGAATCAGGGTGAGAATGCACCAGCGCTACAATAACACCACGTTCTTCAGCAAGAAGAAAATCATCTGGCGATATTTCAAAAAAATTAACAGGATCGTGTGAGATATTTTCGCAAGGGATGTAAGAAAAACCGTCTTTAAATACAACAAAGCCACAACATTCTTGCGGCTCTGTACTTTTAGCGTGTGACAGTATTTCTTTTTTTAATTTATCCGGAATAATCATGATCAATTCCCATACTGGGTTGTACTTGGAAAACCGCCAAACGGTAATACAGCATTCTCACCAAATCTCAATTTACAACCACGTATACAATGCGAGCATTTATCGTTTTTACGGTCGTTCGTTGGTTTATCAAATTCATCGGCAACAGGTCCACCTGTATAACCGCATTGTGGCGAACGATATTGCCAAATACAAACATCAGATGTAATCATTAATAGCGGGATTTTTGCGTTATCCGTTTCTGCAGGTGATGCTAGTTCAAAAGTAGCTTGTTTATCATCAAGGCTTTTTAATTGCTCAATGATGTAATAACTCACTGCTTCTTGTGTAGGATCTGCCTGAGCGTTTTTGCCACCTTCAAAATTACGGGAATCAAGAAACTGCGCATAAACCAATCTACGAGTAACTTTACCACCAACGCCTTGCCCTAAATTAACCGCAATGCCAGTAATGATGCCATATAGGTTAGATACTGTTAATGTCGGACGAGAACTTGGACCTTGTCCACTAATTTCAAAGCCATCTGCTTCAATTGGATAGGCTTGATACTCATTACCCTGCCACCAAATATTGGTTCGCCCTTGGTTTAAACCATTGTGGAATCGATATAATTCACCTGCAGTATTAGAACCGTTAGTCGGAGTAATATGGCGTAAATCAATATCCCACAATTCAATAAGCGCACCTTGCTCTAATTCAGGCAAAAGTGCGGTCATTTTCTTAGGTAAATTTTTAGGCATTTACACTACCTCTTCGAATTCACAATTAAAGGTTGTGTAAGTTAATCCAATTTGGCGAGGGAACTTAACACAAACAACTTTAACTAACTCCCCATTTAGTGCGACATCTTTAAAATAAAAAGCACGGACTCCACCGTGCTCTTTCATAAATTGACGAAATTCTGCTGATTGGCTATTTTTAACCTTATAGGTAACGGAATATTTTCTCAAAAGAGCATTAATTCCATCTTCCATTCGTTGCTGATAGCCATTCCCAAAATTAAGCACTTTCCGCTTTGGCTCTTCATCAACTGTATAACCAGGCTGCGGACACCAAGGCAATGTTTTTAAAGCCATCTCATCTCCTTATCCAAGCATTCCACCTGGACGACGTTGTTTTCTTAACACTTCAAGTACATTTGCTTGGATTGCTAGTGCTAACTCTTTACCTTGTTCGGCTTTTTGCTCAGCAGTAACACTCTCATTTCCGTTTTTATCAATATTTATTGTTATTGATACTTCGTTATTAGTTGATGCTCCACCACCGCTAAACAATCCGTCATAACTATCAGATTTGCCACCAACATGACCGCCATTTGCAAATTTAGGGAATCTTCGTTGGTTTAAGGCGTTCATAAACCCAACACCATAGTGATCAACCGTGCGTGATGTCATAACAAATTCATTGTTAGATAATCGAGCTAAGATAGAATCGCTTGTTCCAGTACCTTCTCCGACAACATGACCACCTTTAGCGAATCCTACGCTAGTGATTTGAGAGATAACATTAGCACCGGCCGCTGCAACCGCTGCCATATTTGCAAATTTTTGAGCTGGAGTAAGTGCGGTTGTATCTGCCATCGCTTGTGCGACTGCCTGAGATAGTTTCACCGTAGCTTCTGCAATTGCGAACGCTTTTGATACTGCAAACATTGCTTTATAAGCTGCAGATTGCTTACCGGCTGATTGTTCAACGACCGATGTTAAAGTTCCAAACGCACTACCAAGATCATTTAATCCATTAGCATAAAGCCCAATTTGTTCTTGAAACTGGCTATTTCTGTATTTTTCAATGATTTGCTGTTTGCGTTGTTGGAATTCTTCTTCCGTGATTAACTTTTGATCGTTAAATGCTTGGAGCTGAGCAAGCTCTTGCGTTTGTTGATTAATTAGCTCTTGTTGCGGATCATAAAGTGCGCGTAATTGATCTAATGGATTGACCGCACTTTGAGATCTGTTTTGAGCATAATCAAACTTCAATTGCAATTCAGCAGTATTAGCTTCACCACCTGTAAGCTGTCCTGCTTTTTTAAGCTCTTCAACTACCGCTAACTCATCATTTAAGTTTGCACGTAATAATTTCTCAGGCGCATATTTTCCTGCAAGTTCTAACCTTTGACGAGCAAACCGCTCAGTGATAGCTGTTTTTGCTGTTTCATATTCTTGATGAGATACAACACCTTTTTTGTTGTGCTCTTCTAAGCGCTGGAACATTCTTGTTTGTTCCAAGTCAATTTCAGCAAGACTAGAACTACTTTTCTTACGAATTTCATCATAGAAACTTAACCAACTATCTCGAGCATTTTCACCTGATGATTTTCGACTACCTGATTTTTTGTTGCTTTCTTTGATTTGCGTTTCAATTGTTGTCACTTTGGTTTCATCGGAAAACATTTTTTCCAATGTTGCTTTACCGGCTAAAATCTTGTTTAGTGTTTCAAGTGATAACCCGACAGCTTTATCTGCCGCATTAGCTGCAGTAATTGTGCCTGTAGCAATACCAATCAATACTTCGTTGTATTCAGCGCCTTCCTTTCCAAGCAATTCATAAAGACCTGCCAATACATAAGCGGATTTAGCCTGACCTTGTTGTTTGAGTTTTGCAACTTCAAGCTTTTGAGCGAGAGACGTAGATTTTTCTTTCAGCTTATCCATCGCATCTTTTAAATCTAACGTCTTATCTGCCGCTTTATTTGCACTATTAGCCGTGTCATTAAAGCTTTTCGGCAAGCTAGCTATAATGTTATCTGCAGTTTCGGCTGATACACCAAGCAACTTGAATTTCTGCCGCACTTCATCAACATTTTTACCTGCTCGCAACATCTTCTCGCCAAGTGGAGAAAGCATTTTCTCAAGTGACTGTTTTGCAACATCAGCATTTTCTTTAATTACTTGGATTTTGTTTTTTAAACTTTCGATTTCGGCATCATTTGCATTTCCACCAACGCTAATACCATCAAAATCTGCACCAACCTGTTTTGTCGCTATTCCCGCTTTTAATTTTTCGATTTCAGCGTAATATTTTTTGACATTTTCAAGCTGTTCAGTAATTTTAATTGATAATGCCGCTTCGGTGATTTGCTCATAAGATTCGGCTAAAGCTTGATTAGCAATAGATGTATCTAATGCCCATTGTCGAGCTTCGGCGGCTTGTGAACTGAAAAATAATAATGATGTAGCCGCAATACCAATAACACCTGCTGGGCCACCAAGTAAAGCCATTACACTTTGCAAACCTTTTGCCGCCATCGTTGCAAGATTAGTTGCTGTGGCAAGGTTCCGTTTTGCTGCAGCTTCTGCTTCTGCAAGTGCAATAATTTGAGCAGACTGAACTTTCATTCTTTCACGCAATGCAAATCGAGTTTGTTCAGATTGAGCAAGCTGTAATTGTGCGGTCAAACTAGACATTTCAAGTTGTGCAGCAGCTCGCATTGCTGTTGCTCTTTCATAAATGCTTTTTGCTTCTGCTGTATGGGCTAAAGCATTTTTTGCACTGATAATACCTGATTTTGCTAACTCTGCACTGTACTGGCTGATTCTACCAACGGCTAAGGCACCAGTTAAAACAACTGCTGCAGTGATTAATTGATCAAGATTTTTCGAAACAAAATCTACACTCTCGCCAAGTTTTTGTGTGATTCCATAAGTGCGGTCAGCTTCACCGGCATATTTAATAAATGATGTTTCGAGATTGGTGTATGACATCGAGAGTGTTTTTACACGTTTCTCGAAATCACTATCCACAGATGATTTTGCTTTTTCAAGTGCAGTTATCACTTTGTTGATAGATAACTCACCATTTTTACCCATATCTTTAAGTGCGCCAACGCTAACACCTAAACCATCTGCAATAGCTTGTGCTAAAGCCGGTGTTTGTTCCATTACAGAATTAAGTTCAGCGCCGCGCAACTCGCCACTAGCCAAAGCTTGACCGAACTGCATTAATGCCGCTTCTGATGACGCTTGTGCGGCACCTGATAAAGCGACTGCTTTTGATACAGTTTCTGTTAGTTCTACGACTTTTTGCTGACTAATATTTAAAGTATCAGCATTTTTTGCAAAACGTTGATAGATTTGAGCGGTTGCGCCAACAGCTTGATTGGTTCGAGATGATATATCAAACACGCTTTCTGTAGCCTGAGCCATTTCTGTCTGACTATGAGTCACCAGTCTAATACGGTTCTGTAACTCAGTGTAGCTATCCATCATTGCAATAGCTTGCTTTGACAAATCTTGCGCTCTACCTAAATTATCAAGGCGAAAACTCCATTTTGTTGTCGAATTGATGTTATTGGCGGCTTTCTCAATATTATTTAAATATTGTGTAGTGCGTTCTGAGAACTGACGTGCTTTTTCTTGAGCGCGAGAAAAATTAGCTTCAAATTGTCTAGTAAATTTTCGGGTCTGATACTCCGACTTACTCAATCCATTCTGAAATTGGACTGTATCGAGACTTAACCCAATATACAAACTACCGAGTGATGACATATTTTCTCCAGAAATAAAAAAAGCCCGCATATTGCGAGCTTTCTATACAAACACTAACTATTTATTTAATGATGACGTACTTAACTTCGTTTTCTTTTTCAATTTGCTGTAGCACTTCATTTTCAGTTTTCTTCATAAAGAAAAACATAGCAACTTTTGCAAAAATAAAAAAGGTAATGTAAGCCAGAGAAACACCGAGTAAAATTTTCAAGGTTATGCCTGTTACAGCCAAGATAAAAATGATAGGTAATACAAAGAATAAAGCTAAAAACGCAATAGCCTCTTTACCCAACCAATGGATAAGTTTAATTTCATCTTTAAACATAACCCCTCCTTATTTACTTACCTATACTGTACAAAATACATTCATTTTAATCAATAGGGAGTAGCTAATTTTTTCAACTTTTTTACTAAATAATCAACGATTTAACAAATAAGACTCTACGCCATCATCTTCTTTATCTTCTGATGCCTTATTTTCATTGAAAAATGGCATTAAATCGTTCAATGTTGTGGCTTTCTGTTTTGGATCTTTATGAATTAACGCTAACAAATGAGCAATCTGTGCTGTGCGATAATCATCTCTCCACAAACCAAATGGCTGCTCTTGATAAAACAGCATATATTCCTGAAGATGTTTTTCAGGCATTTGTTCGATTTCTTCTAACGTTTTGCCCAACGCAAGCGATAAAGTTATTTGGAACTTGCGTCGGTCATTAAGTTTTTTGGTTCATCGCCCATCAATGCTCGACTTAATTCTTCGGAAACTTCATTATCTAGGCTTGATAATGCTTTCAAATCATCTTCATTTTCAAAGTCAAACAATAGATTACCATCTTTGTCACATAAGCGGAGGGCTAGATTTCGAGCTAAACGATATGGATCGTAAACTTTTCCTAATTGCTTGCCTAATTCATCAGGATCATCATAATCAAGCTCAATACCTTGTGCTTTTGCAATATCACACAATAGTTTGTGCTGGCCAAACAATCCACGGTTCACATCACCGACACTTAATGCTCTTACATAGTACTTTTCGCCAAGAATTTCAATTTCGGTTACTTTAGGTTTATGCTTCAACAATTTGTTTCTCAAATCCATTGTATTTACCCTATTTTATGGTTAAAATTTACTCGCAGGTAAACTTCTCCTGCATTAAAGGTTAATCAAATAATTAAAGCCAAGAGCCGATCACTCTTGGCTTTTTTTTATTATTAAGCTACAGGTAAATGGTACTCCTGTTTTGTATGCTTAATAGTCGCACCGCTTTCAAATTTACCCATAGTTTCACCGGAGTAACCATTGCCAGATTTGAAATAACCAGTGCCATACATCGTGCCTTGATCATTTGGGAAAACTAAACGGAAAGGGAACTTCGATTTCGAAAAGAATTTTTTACGGCATAATTTTTGCATTTCGGATGTTGGCGCAGTAAAGAACTTCATCTGAGTCTCACCGTACTCAAACTCACCTGCTTCGGTGGCTTTGCCATCATCACACATGGTAGTCACATCTTCTTCGGTCAATGTATCTTCGCTACGCTCTAAATTTCGGAGCTCACAGAAATTATTTGACCATTTCACTAATGCCGCTTTAGCATCAGTAAATACTGTTGGTTGATCATACGCTGACCAATCAACTTCATCGGCCAATGTGATTACATCTGCCGCAACAGATTTAACTGGATAATATCCATCTAGTGCACCCAAGCCGGTAACTAAGACACAATCACCAGTTTTGAATCCGCTTGATGGGACAGTAATTGTTGCATTTGGTGTTACAGCACAAGCTGTAATTTTCTTACCGACATCTTCGGATGTGCCAATATAAAACCGTGTTTTTTGGAACGGTGTGGTTTTTGCTGCCATGTTTTATTCTCCATAAGCAATTTGATAAGTTATTACCCGACGATGTAATTTTGTATCGGGTTCGTAGTCACTGAAATCACTTTCTCTCTCGGCATAATCAAATGCCGTTTCAAGTGCGGTAAAAATAGCCTTTCGCAGAGCGAAAATGTCATCAGGATTTTTGCTATAAACATCAATCTGCACCGTGAAATCATCCAAATCTCCATCTTCCAACGCTGAATTTGGTGATATTGTTGGGAATTGATATACGATGACTGGATAGGTACTATTTGTTTCAGGGATCAACCCATAAAAACAACGACCTGACACCAGTGGATTTAGAGCATTAAAGAGTTTCTTTTGAATCATTTACCAGCCTCTCTAAAAATGTTATTGCGCAGATTATTAATAATTTCTCGCGATACTTGATTTTTTTTAGTTGAGAATGCTGGACGCAAAAACGGTCTGGCTTGCATTTTTGATGTTCCAAACTCTATAAATCGCCAGTAATAAGGATCGTTAGGGTTTTTAGCGCCACCTTTACCTGTTTTAACTTTAAAGTTTTCAATAGTTTTACTTCGAAGTTTTCGAACATAGATTTTAGAGCGGACATTTCCGAACTTATCAACCTTTGTACTTTCAAGTATGGCTCTTTTTAAAGTGCCACGTTTCCGATGGGGTACTTTCTCTTGTAAAGTTGGTGCATTGGCTCTTGCCTTATCCCTAATAATCACAGCACCTTTTCGCATTGAGTCAACAGAAATACGACCTTTTGTTTTCTTTCCAAGGTCATTCATTTTTTTCCCTAACTCTTTAAGACCAGTAACTTTCACAGTCAGATTAGACATTACCTGTCTCCTTACACATAAGCTGTAACGACACGTCACGCTCTTGAGTATTAAGCACGGAAAGAATTTCAAATTCTCTTTTCCCAAACTTAACCTTCATTGTGGGTTTAATGCCTTCTATATGACGTAGCCATATTTGAGTGGTAACTTCAGACTGTACTTGCTTGGCTGAAAAATACTCTCGACCTGATAATGGTCTAACATCAGCCCAAACAGTAGCTACTCTCTTCCAGGTTTGAGTACTTGCACCGTAATCATTAACTTCATTAACTTGCCGCAACAAGGTAATTCTGTGACGTAGCTTTCCTATGTTCATATTAATCACCTACACATCTATAAAACGATAACGCTCAATGATGGCTTTAACAGTTGGAGGTAAATCAAAGTTTGTTACACCTTGCCCTTCGTTCCATCCACCACGGTTTTCATATAGGTAAGCGATCAGCATTAATATGGCTATTTTCAAATCACCAGTGATTTCTTGTGCATTAATCGGTTTTTCTTCGGGCAATGTATTCAAAAGCACTCTATTCGTGTGGTTCTCAACCATCGCCTTTGCTGCAACTAGATAGGCAGACAACAAATCATCTTCCTCATCATTATCAATGCGACATTGCAACTTAATTTCGTCTAGTGTGATTTCCATTCATCCCCCAAAAAAATGCGGCCATTTCTGACCGCACTTTTATCTATTTACCTGTTAATGCTTTAATTGCTGAAACATCTTCGAGTACGCAGTCAAAGCGATGGAATGCCAAGAAACCTACTTGGTCAAACTCTGCATAACGTTCCACTAAGCGACGTAATGTCATACCTGACACGCGACGAATGACGAATCGGCTGAAATCACCAAAGTAAGCAAATTTCTTACCTGAACCAATATCTTCGATGCCTTGATCAATCACATATTGATGGCCTAAGATGGTTGCAGGAGCAACGCCAGCCACATCAGGCAACCATAATGGACGTTTTTGTCCATCCACCATTTCTTTCAACGTTTTTAACGTATTGTCATTGAAAGCAAGGCGAGTATTGCCAACATTGCGATAGGCAGGATCTACTGAGTGGATCAATGCGTTAAAATCTTGCCATGCCACTGCTGCGGCTGCTGCTTGTGTTACACCAGTAACTGCGGTTTGCAAGCCTTTAGGTTGAGCAGGTGAGCCAACGCCAGTACCTTGGATAAGATATTTAGCTTCTGCACGACCAATACGCTCTGCAATTCGACGAGATAAATACTCTTCGATATCCACACCTGAATCTTGTAACAATTCGTTTGATACGCGGATAATTTTTGATGAGAGTTTTTTCGCACCAAGCTCAGCAGTGCCAAATTCAGTATCTAATTCAGTTGCTGCCGCATTTTCACCAATTAATTCACCTTCTTCAGCGGTGCCGTTTGCAGTCGCCCAAGTAATAACGCGACCGTCTGCAGTGTTAAGGATTTGAGCAACGCTCGCGATACCACCAAAAGCTTTCATTTGTTCAGCAATACGAGCCTGCATTTCTTTAGGTACGGTGTAGCCACCTTTATTGTCAGTGCCTGCCGCTTGTGCGCGAAGTTCCGCCATCACTTGACGTTCTTCTTGACTTAATTCGCCTAAGCCACGACGTAAGAACGAATTAAATGCTTGGGTTCGTTTAACTTCTACATCAATAACTGGTTTTGATTCAGTTTCAATTTGACGCTGTTCTTCAACAAATAAAGCATCGGTTGATCGTAATGATTCTTCGCGCTCAATTTGTGATTCAACACCGCCTAATTCGGATTTCATTGCATCCCACTTAGTACGCTGTTCTTCAGTCCATGTTTTTTCGCCAATTTCATCATTCAATTGACGCATTTGAGCCGCGATATTACGACGTTTTTCTTGAAGTTCATGTAATTTAGCCATGATTTTTCCTCTTTCTTTAAATGAAAAAAGCCGCATTATTGCGGCTCGTATTGATAAAAATTACTTTTATTTAGCGCTAATTAAGCTTAAGAATCGCTCACGTGCGGCTTTTTGTGATACCGCTTTAGCAATTGTTCCTGAGTCTCGAGCTTCTTTCCACGCTTCAAGTGAGCGAGCTGTACTGCTTGCTTCTTGGTAAGCGGGATAAGTCACAGGACTGACATCATAAAGGCGTGAAATTTTATGAATTTCACGGATGATTACACCATCATCATTTTCATACCATTCATCTCCATTACGTGCGATCTTAAACGCAAAAGATGATTGAGTAATATCACCACGTTTTAGCGGTGCAATAACTAAATCACGAATAGTTGGATTATCTGGTGCAATAATGTCGTATTTAAGACCTGTTTCATCGACTGATAGACTCAACGTACCAGCCTTGCTTCTCCCTAGAATGAAATTCGGGTCGTGATTAAACAACCCGCGCACATCATCTTCAAGTACATCATCAAATGCACCTGGCATAATGATTTCGCGAAACCCCCACATTACTTCAGACATAGTATTGAACACGGAACCATAACCGATAATGTGCGTAGGCTCATCATCTCGGCTTTCCGCTCGCACTTCGCCTGCGTAGGAGCGCTTTTCTACATCACTCATTTGTGTTCTCCGTTTGTTTATTATTTGCTTGTTTTGCCGCATTCACGCTAACCAACATTTCATCCAGCCCTTCAACCGGATTCATATCTTCAAGCTGACGAGCTTCATTTCGCGACATCCAACCATCAGTGATAGCCGCATGGTAGAACGTTGCTCGCTCACCCGCAGTACCACGCATAATCCCAGCAAGATTAAACTTTACGAAGTAACCCGCTTTACGCTCTGCTTCAGTAAAGATTTTTCGGTTTAGCTCTTGTTCCCAATTAACCACCCATGGCATCACGCTGAATCGAATAAACTGGATTGTCTGTTCTGATATGTTGGAAAATGTCGCTTTCTCCAAATCGTTGATCATGTGTGCTGGAACATTAAAAATACCTGCAATCTCGGAACGATTCAGTTTCATCATTGAAAGCAGTTCAGTATCGACTGGTGATACGGTCAAAGCCTTATAATCAAGTTCGGCAGGAAGTAATATTGTTTTATTTTCTTCACTTCTCAGCTTTTCTTGTGCGGTCTGCCACATCTTTTTAAAGTTTTCCCACGCATTACTGTTCAGAGGTGTTTTAACTGAAAGAATACCTGCAGGACGAGCATTTCCACCGAAGAAACCGCTAGCAAATTTTCGAGCATCTAACCCCAAGCCAATCGTCTCAGCATGAGTTTGGATTACTGATTTACCTGTTTTTATTGATGGCCCGAGTGATTTGATGTGTAAAACATCATCTGGAGATAAGCTCATTGTCTTATCGTCACCGTAGTAAGCGTAAACATAGCGACTTCCGTTTTTAAGCAACTGCACTTTCCACGGCTCTAATGATTCAAGCGAGACAACTTCACCGTTTTTATTACGAACAATATGGATATAAGCATTTCCGTACAACAAAACAGAACTTTGTGCATATTCGCGCAATTTATAAGATGTCTGCCAATCGTTAGGGCTATCATGTAGAAGGTAATATGCTGGATGATCTTTTACTGTTTCTACTTTATCACCGCTCTTATACTTAACGTGCAGTGGTAATTGTGCGACAGAACTCGATAACACATAAACGCAAGCATAAACAGCAGATAACTTCATTGCCAAATCAGGACTAACCGATTTAGTCGGCTGCATTCCAAATATTTCTTCGTAAGCTGATTCAGCACTTAATGGCACCGCTGGATTCTCCAGTGAACGAGTGCTAAATAATTTATCAAAAATCATTGTTTACCTCTCGATGCCAAAATAGTTAAAAGCAGTAATAATGCCCCACTACCAATTAATGCAATATCTGCCCCATATTTGAGATACACTCCATAAAACATCAAGCCAAAGCCTGTTAGACCTAAAAGATCTAAAATGACAGTTCTCATAGTTCCAATACCTCATTTGGGAAAAAGTTTTCATCATCAGTGCTCAACATAATGCGACCGATTGCCATCATTAAAGCCACCGCTCCGTCTATTTTGTTTTCAGGAATTTCTTTAATTGGACGCACGACATCATCATTCCCTGGAACCGTCTTGCCAACCACGTTACCAATACACCACGTCATAATTGGATTACCGTCATGATGGAAACGGCCTGATTCAATTGCCGCTTCCAATTCTTTCATTGGGTCAGATAAGTTGGTGTAGTTTTGTGTAATGGTTATAGGGTTAAGTCCTTCATCAGCTAAGTTATGGCTGATTGCTATCGCTCCATGCGGGTCAATCGCGACACAAGAAACTCTATGCTCTTGATTGGTATCTTTGATGACTTCTTCGATTTCTCGATAATCAACTTCCGCACCATCTGTTGCAGTTAAATGCCCACTGTTTACCCATTTTTGATATTTGTCCACCACTCGTTTTAAAGCGGTATCAGTGTTATAGATAGTATCTTCCGGAACGAAGAATTCTGGAGCAATACAATAATAATGCCGCTTACCATCAATAACCCTAGCAAACACTTTAACAAGCGAGTTCATATCAAGCTTACGCGCCATATCAAGGCCAAGCACAACATCATCACCTTGGAAATCTTCAAGTGATAATGTTTCATCCTTGCAGTTTTCCCAACTCACCATGTTAAAATAGCTTTCTTTCGCAGACACCCATACATTCAAGTGTTTAGTCTTGAAAGTATTGGTCAGACGTGCATTATTAATTGCTTTGTTTTGCTGACTAATTAGGTAGTCACCATACACTGACACATCAAAGTTTGGATTTGCTTTACGTAATACGCTTTCATCTGTCCAATCATCATCTTCATCAATTGTATAGATGATTCCAAATAGCTCCTCATTAGGAATTGCACCGGATAATTTTTCAATTACTTCTCTGCGTTTGTCGTAACAAGGACCTTCGATGTTATAACCTGCAGTCGTAATGATAAACATAAGCGGTTGTTTACGCGCCCCCATACCAGTCAACATTGTGGTATATAGCTCATCATTCTTATGCTCATGGTATTCGTCCACTATCGCACAACTAGGTGATGCACCATCACCAGGTGAACCGATAAGCGGCTCAAACCGAGAACCGTCAGCGGGTCTATTTAAGTTTGACGCATTGACTTCGATGCCGAAAGTCGAGCAAAGTAGATCGGTTTTCTTACACATCAATCGAGCAGGACGGAATACTTCCCACGCTTGTTTTTCTGTTGTTGCACCTGAATAGACTTCCGCACCAAACTCATTATCCATGCAGAACATATACAAGCCGACACCTGCAGAAATAGCTGATTTACCGTTTTTACGGGGTACTTCAACATAAACTTCACGGTAACGACGCAGATTGTCGCTTTTACGTAGCCACCCGAAAGTATTTGCCATAATGAAGAGTTGCCAAGGTTCAAGCGTGATATTTTGTCGCTTTGATGCCCATTCGCCTTTTGTGTGCGGCAGATATTGAATGAATTTACACGCTTTTTCAGCCTTAACTTCATCAAAATAATAAGGAAATTTAACCGCACTTTGATTTTCTAAATCATCAATGAACTGCTGACAGTTTTTTACAATAAATCGGCAAGCGGGAATTTTGCCAGCAATAACATCTTTGGCATACTTAATTGCCTTTTTTACATTATCTGTCATTGCATTAACTCCGCGAATGGATTCTCAATTTTATTATCGGCATTTCCCACTAATCGAGTGCGACTACTTGGATCTAAACCAAGCAATGAGCCAAACTTAGCCATATCAGCCATCGCTTCCTTTAGCGTGGTAAACGCTGGATTGCGTTTAATACCAGCATCAGATTCAATTACGCTACCGAATTTCTCAATATCACGATTAGCTTGCTTTCTGTTTTGGTAAGCAATGCAGTAATTTGCAACAGTCTGCAAATCTGTTTTGAGTAATACTTTTTGCGGGATCAACTCTTTTAACACAAAGACCCACATTGTTTTGCCGTTCTCGTCTAGGTCATCTGGTGGCGGTGTATGCTCATCAAATTCGCTAAACTGTGGTTCATCTTTATTTAATTTTCGCTTACCAGGATTGCCTTGACGCTCTTTCACTGCTGTCGGCTTAGGCTTTCGCCCCCTACCTGAAACGAGTGCTTTTCCTGTCATTTTGGCTTACCTTTAAAATCTTAATTTCGCGGTTGTAAAAATTGAGTTAGGTGGGCGGTTTCGATAGGCAAAACCTATAGAGATTTTACCACCCCCTCCCCTTACAAAAACAACCGCACTTTAAACACTATTTCAAGCGTTCTCGCGCTGTTTTGAATTTATGGCATGAATTACATAAACTTTGTAGGTTAGTTAAGTCATCGCTACCACCGTGAGCCTTAGGCGTTATATGGTCAACAGTTGTAGCTGTTACAAACAGACCTTGCTTTAAACACTCTTGGCACAGATAGTTGTCTCGCACTAACACAACTGATCTTATTTTTCTCCATTGAGCTCCATAACCACGCTGAGACGATGTCTTTCCTTTCTGATGTCTTTGCCAACCACAACCTTGATGTTCATCACAATAACCATTGCTGTTGATTGTTGTATTCTTACAACCTTGCTTTCTGCATGCTTTAGGTATTCTTGCTGGCATAGTTCCCACCAAAATAAAAAAGGCGAGTATTGTCACTCACCTTTTATTTACTTAACTTCTCTGTTTGCCACTCCCGAATTTTATCAATTCGGTTTAAACACATGTCGCGTTCTCGCTTTAAAATTACCGCGTACTTTGTTACATCACCATAAGTATCACCAGCAAATGCCGTCTTATCTAAATGAGCGGTCAACGCTGCAGGTACTTGAGAGCAACTCATTACAACAGGTTTACTGGCGCAAGAACTCAATAACATTGCTAGGAGCATTAGTATTAAAAGCACTGCTAGCTTTAATTTGTTTCGGTATAGATTTGATAACTGCATCTGATTTACTCCTTGCATCTGACTCCACCTGACTTAGCTCAAATGTGAGCTGTCTATTTCGCTCAGCATCTTCTTCTAATCGAGTGATCGTTTGACTTTGTGCAGCAATTGTTTCTTGGTGTGTTTTAATCTTTCCATTCAATCCATCAATAGTTACTGACTGATGATGAATCCAACCACTCAATGCAAGAATTACAAACGCAGAAACAACGGAGCACACCAATAAAACCTTTGTGAATCCGTTACTGATATATTGCCCGATACCAATCATGTTAAACCCCATAATAAATAGCGGTGCGGTTTAGGCTCTTTTGTTTACGCTTTCGCCATCTGATTTAATAGCTCCCATAACCGCACCGGCTAACCTTTACTTATGTAAATCAGATAAACATAATGCCTTTTCTTTTTCTCTACGTGAAACTAAGCCAGGTAAAACTTTTCCACCAGCTTTATTCCACCTTGGATATTCATTACAAGCTAACTCATACTTGCCTGAATTAAGGTATTTAAATAAGGTTGATTTTCGAACTGCACCACAACCAACGTTAAAAGTAATAGATACTGCAGAATCAAATACAGACTGTGGTAACGCTCGACCATTTCCATAAGCCAATACACATTTCTCAGCCACTTGAATGTCATTCTTCCAGCGTTCTGCTATTTCTAAATCTGTATAACGATGTTTAGGATCTATTGGTAAGCCACTGTATTCAGTTGATCCAATGCCAACAGTTAATACATCGGCAGGGCATTTATAAGGATCACGTCTGCACCCTTCAGCATTACCAATGATTTCAGCCCCGGCAGGACTAAGAATAAGCTCATCACCATAAGAACTGTACATTGTTAGGATGATGGCTGATACTCCGCATATACTTCCTGCAATCCCTAATCCAGCTCTAGTCTTTGCTAGCTTCATCTCTAAGCCCTCTTTTTAAAGCCTGAACCTTTAAGGCATGCAATTCTTCTTCGCGCTCTTCTGCTCGTCTTGCCGCTCTGCCTTCGTAGCATTTTGAATAAGCATTAACTAGTGCGGTAACAATACCAATCACTAAACTTAATATCATTAAATTGTTTTGATCACTTAGCCAAGCAAGAACACCGGAAAAACCTGACCAAAAATATGTTTGATTCCCTGCATCTTTAAACATTCTCATACTCCACCTCGCAATTGCGGGGCAATAAAAAACCCCCGATGGAGAACCATCAGGGGTTTAAAAATCAATTCTGCGTTTGTAACGTGCAAAAAACGCACTATATCTTATATGATACACATTTAGTCTAGACTGTCAAGCGGTTTTATTTAAAAATTTTAAACAACCCAAATACACTCACTCCCACCACTCACAATCATTAGCATTAAAGATGTCTTTACAGTTTTTAGTCGGTTGAAATATTCCGCTTTTGAAATACGTAGATAAGTCAATATTTCTTGCTTTTCCCAGCGCTTAATGTAGGTCAACACAAACACATCATAAAGCTCAGGTGTTAGTTTGCGTATAATACCAAGATAACCATCAATTCTTAAACCAAGGTCATCAGAGATAGAATTAATGCGATATTTATGAGCGTAACGTGCTTCACATTTCATTTCTGCAAATCCAGCGGCAACACGTGGAAATTCTGTTTCATGTCTTGGTGTTGCCCAATAACCGAACTCAACAACAATTACATCAATATCTAACATACTATCTCCTTAATCGACACTAAAACCTTTCCACCTTTTACTACACATTTGCGTACAATTCGCAAATCATCAATAACACTATCGTCCACCAACACGCCCGCTTTCACTAACGCATCTAATAATGATTTAAAAAGATTATCCAAATCACGCATTCTTCTATCCGGCATAAATGCTTCCACCACCACTGCAGCACGAATACCCGCTGGAAATCTTGCTGAGCGTCTAGTCATCCACGCAACCTGTGCAGCATAAGCGCGTCCTTTCGCGCTAATTAATGTTTTCCCATTTACTCTGCGCCAGTAAGTATTAACCGAAGGTGGAAATGGTAGTTCAAGTGTTATCGTTGTCATAGAAATCTCACTTTAAAAAAGACCGCACTTTTGTTTGTTAAACTATTAATCAATCACTAATGCACCAATCTTGATGGAGTATAAAAAGAACTTATGCCAAAGCTCTATTTGTGAACCATACTTTTCTTCAAATGCTTTTACGTTTTGATGTAATTCATTGTGATGAATTCGGCAAAGCGGAATACAATCCAAATCATCTGCTTTACTTCCCATCACACCATTACCATGACCAATTAAATGATGTGGATCATCTGCTTGTTTACCACAACATACACAAGGCTGAGTTTTTACCCAACGTAACCATTTTTCAGAACGGATATATTGTGGCTTTGGTCTTGCCATATATTGAAGTGGCGGATCATCATCGGCTTTTAAATTTAAAATGGCTTTATCTAAACGGTCCATGTGATAAATAAGAGGATCTTCAAAACGAGTGGAGCTTTCTTTATTGTCTCGTTCGTAATTTTTAACACTAAAAACCTTTCTCAATAACGCATCACTTAATAAACGTTGAAGTCCATTCTTAAAACAATACAGTACTAAATCTGATTCCGTTAAAGGGCGGGCATGCTTTAAATCCACTTGGATTTTTGCAATGATTGCTTGCTCTATATTTTGTTCCACCACCAACGATGCTTTTTCTGCATCGTAGTTTCCTTTGCGCATTTCTGTATCGTGGTGCCAACAAGTTCTAATAAAACCGTCTAAGTGAGGAGTAATGGTTAATTCTTTATGGCAGTATTCACCATCACTCAACTGACAATGCTTAATACTGGCCACAAAATTCATCAACGCTTTTTTTGTAAGTAATTTTGACCACACTTCCTTATTTTTTAAGAAATCCACCACCAACGGTGGAAATTCTTCACTAATAGCCCCTTGCCAATTAACTACACCCGATTCCTTATGTTGTAATTCAGTAGGCTCTGGCATTAACACCATTCTCTTCGTCATCACCTGTGCAGCATTGCGCGGAATTCTAAACATCATTAAACCAAGGTCTGATTGTTTATATGGTGTCAACAACAATACTTGCATTAATGCCCCCGCAACGATCCTTTAATGCTTGCAATAATCTCTGCTTGACGTGTTTTTGAAACTGGCATTGATGTTGCTTGCGATGGTAATTGTTTTGTTGGCTCCGGTAACACTTCACCATTTTTTAAACGGTCTGCCATATTGCGTAAGGCCTGTTTAATTTCTTTGCGTAACTGCTCTACCGACCAAGTGTATCTGCGACAACGGCAATACAAATCAGTGATCAACCAATATTCCACGGTAGAATTGAATTTAAATTTATCTACATCAGCCATGCCATAACGTTGAAAACTGGCTAAACGCTGTGCTAATTCTTCTTCTGACGGTAAATCCATCGGGATTTTGCACCATTCGATGAAATCAAACAGATTTGGAAAATAATCATTTCTTGCTGCACGAACTCTTGCTAATCCACGCTCTAACATATCCACAGATAAAACATCATGATTCACTAGCTCTTCAATCCAAATAAACTTCGCTTCTTCCAATGCTTCGTCTGTTGGGTAGTTATAGCGCCAACGGTTGCAGTAAGCACACAAGCGATTAAATAACTGATTCACTAATTCTGAAACATGAGTATTTAAATCAACCCCTGAAACGCAATTTTCTTGTCTGATTGCCACGTTCATTTCAACATCCCCATTTTGCGTAGTTTTTCCGCTACTTGCGGATTACGAATTTGAATTTGTCTGCCCTTTGCCCAATCGGTGCTTTTGCTTGCCGGGTTTGGTGCACTGCCTTTCGGTTTTAACACCGTACCATCAGCCATCACCCAAGCACCGTCTCGCATTTCTGGTCTGCCCTTGTTATCCCAACGCTCTGAGCCGACAACATACTCACCGAAGTTTGTTGGACGGAAAATCGTACTTGGTCGGAGATACTCAACCATTTTCGGATCACGGCCCCATTTCGACACGAGATAATCCACCACACGTTTACACACACCCAAATCGAATTCAGCCAATCGAGCACCAATCGCTTGTTTTGTTTTGTCAGTGAGCTTGTAGCCTGTTGGTTTACGTTCGCCTTGCTCTTCTGCAAGATTTGCCAATGCCATGTTCAAATAATCCAACACAACTTGCTCAGCTGGGGGGACTATAGGGGGGTTATTTATATTTGTTTTATTATTTGTTTTTGTAGGGTGGCGTTTTTCGCCAGGGGTGGCGGTGGCGTTTTCCGCCACTGGTGTCGTGGCACTTTTCGCCACTGGTGGCACTTTTTGTAACTGGTGGCACTTTTCGCCACTGGTAGCACTTTTCGCCACTGGTTTATTTTCAACGTTAGGAAGGTCTTTCACTAAATAGAATTCAGTCGTTCTTCCAGCTGTTTTAACAGTACGAATCAAACCAACTTCTTCAAGCTCTTTAAGGATTTCATAAATAGTTTTGTCTCGGTTAATGCCAGTGAATTGTTTAAATTGCTCAATAGAAATAAAATCACTCTCTTTCTGCCAACCAGTCGTTTTACGAGCCACCAACAAATAGGCCTTTACAGCGTTACCAGAAAGGGCAAACATCACTTCATCTACAAAAGCATTAGGGATCTGAAAAGAATTAGGGATAAATTTGCTCATAGCATTAACTCCGAAGCGTAACGTTGTGCGATCCATTGAATACCTTTCGATGTCACGCGAGTTTGTGTAAAGTTGTGACCGTGCTCTGCTGTACCTGTTTTCACTGTAAATAAGCCACGGCTTTGTTTATCTGAATATGGAATAAGATTGCCTGATTGACGATATAACGCTTTATCTCGCTCTAGTGCAGCTATCATCGCTTTCTCTGGCATATTTAAGATTTTTGCCGTTTCGCGTAATGATTTTGTTGTGCCAATATCAACATAAAGATCTACAAAGTCCGCTTTAGGTTTCATCGCTTTATTCTCTAACGCTAAAGCTTGTTTCTCTTTCTCTGATGCCACCAACTGCTCTAAGGCTTGAAGATAATTCTGTGGTAAAAGTGCGGTCGGATTTTGTTGGTTTTCTAACTCTTGCCAACGGTCAATAACTGCCGCGGTGAATTCCGGTGAAAACTGAGCAACTAAAATATAAGTGTCGCGCTTATTCAAAAAGTACTCATAGTAGATTTGACCATTCTGTGGGTGGGTGTACGGTTTCGGCTGATACCCCCCAATCACACCTTTTGAAATAAGCGTTTCAATGCTTTTACACACGTCACTATGTCTAGAATTAACAAGTTTTGTTATTTCTCGACTGCTCATTGTTAATGCACTTGCATTTTTATCATTAATCGGTAATAATTCATTCATCTTGTGAACTCCTTGTGAGTGTAATTAACCACGGTGGCCGCCGTGGTTTTTTATTGCCGTTTATTAAGTGAAATCACACACTCAATAGAATGTTGTGTTGCAGATAAATGTTTATTTAATAACTTGCGGATCAAATCTTCTTCACTACGGGTAATCTCACCATCAGCAAGCGCGCTTTCTAATGCTTCAAATAACAATCCACGAGCTGATAACTCATGTAATTGAATATTTGCCATTTCTACTGCATCTAAATCATCTGCACAGGTATCAGGTACAAAGCGTCCACCAGCTGCACGGCATAATTCTTCAATAAATTGTGTGCAACCATATTCAAGCTGAATAGCGATCAACTCTTCATTTTTGAACCGTTGGCCCTTTGTTTGATAAAGACGATTATTTAATTCACTTTCAGTAAATCCTAAGAATCCAGCTACCGCGCTTTTACCACCGGGTATCTGTTCAATCATCTCTATAATGGTTTGTTTCATTGCCATAATTTTTGCCTTATTTTTATGGTTTTCTTTTGCGCCAATATAAGTAAATTAGTTGTCAGTTAAATTTGCTAAGGAATGTAAAATCTGCTTTTCAGTAACCTTGCCTTTTGTAGCCTTAACGATTCGCGGGATATACTTAGCGTTAATACCGCCACCATTAAGCCAAAAGCTGACGGAAACCTGAGAAACTCCGCATTCTTGACTTAGCTTTACCTGAGAACCGCAAATTGAAATTGCTTTTTCGATTGCCTCGTTCTTCATAGTTCACCTTTAATTAAAATTCTTATACATAATATAAGATACATTATATCTTGTAAAGGATTTCTTATTTGATTTTATATAAGTTTATTTATAGGATCGGGCGATTAAGGAGGGTTTTATGAATACACTTTCTGAAAGATTGCAGTTTGCAATGGAAAAAATGGGTAAAAACCAAGTTGAATTAGCCGCATTAGCAGGAACATCACAAGTAACGATCAGTAATATTTTGAACGGAGTTACAAAAAGCCCTAGAAATGGATTGCAAATAGCCAAGGCTTTGAAAATTTCGCCGGAATGGCTCTTAAATGGCACGGGTGAAATGGTGCAGACCAAAATAGAATCAAACGTAGCCGAAACAGGCTCATTTGACCTGTGGGACCGTAATACTCCATTAAATGATGACGAGGTAGAAGTTCCGCTTTTCCAAGAAATCCGATTAGCTGCCGGAAATGGTTTTGCTGATGACATTATGGATTACAACAACTTCAAACTGCGCTTTTCGCGTGCCACATTAAGACGGCAAGGCGTGCAGTATGAAAATGCGGTATGCGTGGTAGCAGACGGTAACTCTATGGAACCTGTCATTCCGGACGGAACAACGGTGGGAATTGATTTGGGCAATAAGACAATCCGAGACGGCAAGATATACGCTATCAATCACGGCGGCTTGTTGCGCATAAAACTACTCTACAATATGCCTAATGAGCAAGTGAAGATCCGCAGCTATAACAGTGATGAACACCCTGACGAAATAGCAGAATTACAAGACATTTCAGTACTTGGTAAAGTGTTTTGGTATTCGGTGTTGTTGTAGCGGCTGAGTGGTGGGATATTTTCTATTTATTGTCAATGGGTTAATTTTCGATTGTAAATATTGACAATAAATAACTTATTTATAATTAAAGTTTTTATTGACTATATGTTATCTATTAATGTTATACTAGTGCCACTAAAAGGTAGTTACAAATGTCAAACGCTGACAAATTATTACAAAAGTTAAAAAAAGAACCTCCGCCAAAGGACTTCACCTGGGACGAGCTGAAGGTTCTTTTATGTTCTATTGGGTTTGAGCCAAAACAAGGTAATGGTTCAAGGGTTAAGTTTATTCACCCTGACTTGAGCTACCCAATAAGCATCCATCGCCCACACCCAGGAAATGAATTAAAAAGATATGTTATTGAGCAGGTGAAAGATGCTCTTGATGAATTATCACTAGGATAAGGTTAAACGTTATGTCACAAACTTTTGAATATAAAGATTTCATCGGAAGCGTTGAAGCATCCATTGAAGATGGCGTTCTCTTCGGTAAAATTCTATTTATTAACGCTCTGATAACCTATGAAGCGGAAACATTAAGAGACTTAAAAAAAGAGTTTGAAGATGCAGTTGATGATTATTTGGAAATGTGTCAAGAAAATGGTATTGATGCGACTCGTTCTTTCGCTGGTAAATTTAATGTAAGAATTCCACCTGAATTGCACAAGAAAGCTGCAACTATGGCAGCGAAACAAGGAATAAATCTAAATGCTTTTGTAACTGATGCTATTAGTCATCAAGTCGCTGCCTGCGAGCGGGAAATTCCTACAACATACAGATATATGGAACAACAATTAACTATAACGGCCACTAAGGCAAATGATTTTGATAGCAATACCACTGCTGCGCGCATTAATTCTAAAATAGTGGAGGTAAGTTATGCAAATTGAGAAAAGAATATCATACATAAAATATGTGATCAGAGAGCTTTCCTTCAAAGAATACGAAGGAGAACTAAGAGAAGAACTCAATGTAATTGATCTTGAACTGGGCTATTCTCAACCAAAACTAAGTCATATTAAGGATAATAATTTAGCGATCATCCCATTGAAATTTAAACTATCTAGCAAGGAGGCATTCTTCTTAGAATGCCGGCTTGATGTGGGGTTTAATGCAAATGACGCAGGAATTAAAGAAATAAATGAATTTAAGAATTTAGTAAATGACAACAAAAAATACTTTACTAAATATATTCAAGGAGCTATAAATTCCATTATATTAGACACAACGAAAAACACTGCATATAGTCTAAATGAGATATTTGAAGTTCCTACATTTAGCTATGATATGAATAAATAGATAAACCGCCTGTGTGGCGGTTTTTTTTATTAGGTTTTATTGACTAATTATAAATAGATGTATCTACTGGTTTTAAACTTCCTGTCTTGAGCTTATTAACATCTCTGATTATTTTCTTCACATTATCAACAGTAAATACTGCTTCTTCTATGCCGCAACCTGGTGTATTAGTCAAGGAAAAACAAGAAACAAGAACGTTAGTATTATTATTGCCTGAATGGAACGCGTAAACATTATATCCATTTGTTGTTGGAGCTATTCCAATCTCTTTTGAAAAACTGTCATTTCTTGATTTTGCTAATTTATCCCATTCTAGGAATTTATTAAGCATTGATAAATGCTCGCTTGCATGCTCAGATGGGATTTTTAAGGTAAGGTTTGCACCCAATCCATTATTCATGCGATATGTCTCCACCACATACTCAATCGACTGATTGCCATTAGAATAATCAACTAAATAAGCGGATGTCGGTCTTTCCATATATGTTGATGCAACATTATTAAATACCATTCCTTTCACATCTGTCGGTATTTTTGAAACATTATTTGCTGAAGAACAGCCAATAAGTAAAGCACATGAAAGTGCAGTTAAAAATATTTTTCTCATATAACCTCCATTAAAAAGTGCGGTCATTCTACTTAAAAAAATTAACGTATTCCGTGATCAGAATCTCAAATCACAACATTTATTGATTAAAAAATAGGCAATCAAACATCTACCAACAAAATTATTTTCTTTGAAAATCAATTGAATATAAGAATGTTTATAAAATTTATATAAATTTCTATAAGAAATCACTTTACCATGTATAAGATATCTTATATCATAAGCCCATCAAAACGAGATACACATAAACAAATATCTCAATGCTCTTTAAAAATTTGAAACAGGTTAGTGATGGGTAAAAAAATAGCCACTCAAATGAGTAGCTATTAAAAATCACTTTTTAGGTGGCGGTGTAGGTCGTTTAGGTTGATAACTTTCTTGTAATGGGGTTGGTTCTGTCATTAGAATTTTTCTCCACAAAATTTAGCAACAAATGACTGATAAAAACCTAGATCTGTATCGTCTTCTAATCCAAGTTGAATGGCTGCACGCTTGTGTGCAATATCGGTTAATGCGCCAGTGATATTATTATTTAATAAATCAGTTGCAACTAATTCCTGATTCAACTCGTCATCAGTCATGGTTGAAAAACTTTTAAGTAATGGTTGATATTGTGCTTGTGCAACTTTAGATAATGCGGCTTTTTCGCCAAAGCCATAAACAAGTGAAAGCACGCTTAGTATCGCCAAAATAAACCCAATAATGATATTTAGATGAAAATCTGGGAAAAATCTATCTAAGTCACCAAATACAGCAGACGAAAGTAACAGCTGAATGGTAATCAATAACTTATTTAATCGATCATTTAAGTGATAGTTTAAATTTTCTAAATTGGAGCTGTAATACAACTCAAATACTAAATCATTTCGATTTTTCCCTTCCATCTTTTATTCCTCATCTTGGTTTAGGTTGTGGAGTCGGTCTTGGCGGAACATGACTTCTCTCCTCTTTTTCTATTCTCATGATGTTTCCTCTGATTAAATTGTAGTCGCAGAAAACATTATATTCCTCTGTGTAGTCGCATACAAGAGGACTTGAGCCTTACAAGTATAAAGAAAGGCGCTCATCATTAACCTGTTTTGAGTTTTAGACAATTTGGTCTCATGCGGGATATAAATTATCGGCTGATTTAAGTCGAGTAACCCCCAAGCAGAAAACTGTGTCGCGTGTTTAACCGAAAAGAGGCGGTTGGCGAATCAAGGGCAGCGCTGTTTATATCTCTAAGCAATCCCAAAGAGGATATGAGTTCGGTCGGGGAAATGGTAACAAGCCCACGGATCGGTTTATTTCAAAGCATATTTTAAGTTAAGACATTAATATCAAGTGTGCTTTGAAATAGTAATAAACAAAAGAGGTTCAAATATGGAAGAAGAAAAAGAAAAAAGCCTATCTGATAAAGATAAAAGACTAATCAAACAGGCTGTATTAGAAAGTGCGGCTAAAAATACAAATCTGCCGCCAGACAACATTGCTAAAGCATTGTGTCGAGCTTTTACATTTATTGACCTTTATGGGCAATAAACACATCGTCGCTAGTAAGATTTCCATCCATAGATGTTTGTAGCTCTGTAGATAGTCTAGAAATAAACTTAGCAATATCCTCTGCTGTGTACTCATTGATATCTCTCAAATATTGAGAAGAGTTAGTTCTTAATATATCTCTAGCTATTGCAATAGCTACTGCGTCAGCTTCAATTTTTTTCACAATTTTCTCCTTATTTTGTGTTGTGGTTGTGAAAATTATATTCCTTATGTGTTGTGGTGACAATAAGGGCTTGAGCCTTACAAGCATAAAGAAAGGCACATTAATGGTTCTTTAGAGCCACCAGCTAAAGCCGCTTTCAAGTAGAAACATCACTAATTTTACACTTTGTTCAAGTGGTGTGAGAGCGGCTCTAGCTGGAAACAGCACATAACAATATGTTCTTCTTTAGTCAATTACCCGCAGTTGCCATTTATAGCTTATTTGCACTGCGGGATTTTTTTACCTAATTCCACCATCACTACAAGGATCTACTCATGAAACAAAATCAATTCGCAAGATTTATTAAAAATACCGCCTACGGTGTTGCAACAGTTTGTTCAATCATTGTTGCTGCAATGGTTATTCTCACCGCATTAGCGGCAGATGCAAAAGAATACACTAACCCTGCACTAGAACGTGAAAGAGCGAGAGTACAGTGGATTTCTGAAAACGGTGAGTATCAAAAGAATTTAACCGAAGAAGGCGAAAAACAGGCTCGTGCTTACGTATCTATTAAACAAGCTGAAATTAATAAGGAATAGAAATGAAACTACCTTTTAAAACCAACAGCGAACTTGCAGCCAAGGAAGAACGCAAGAAAAATTATTTATCCGCTTATGTACTTTGGAAAAAAGCATCAAAGCTAACCGGAAAAGAGATAAATAAGCACTGGTGCATAAGCCGTGCGGAATGGTGCCAAAAGATGCACCAAGAAGAAGTGAAACTTAAAACGAGAAAAATCTATGTACCGCATTAATACCTATTATGGCCATACCATTGACTACATTAAGCCGGATCCTAACGAAATTGATATTCGTGATATTGCGCATAACCTTAGCTTTGAAAACCGCTTTATTGGTCAAACTGCTGAACCTTATAGCGTAGCTCAGCATTGTGTACTTGGTAGCTACATTTTTGAAGAAATGGGATTGCCTGAGCTTGCATTTCTTTTCCTACTGCACGATGCGGCAGAAGCATACTTGAAAGATATTCCGACTCCACTCAAACATTTGCTAAGTGAGCCTTATCGCAATATTGAAGATCGCTTTAATTTAGCAATCCACCAGCGTTTTAATGTTGAGTATAAAAAATTGCCAGCAATTAAATCCATGGATTTATCTATGCTTGCAACGGAAAAAGAACAGTTACTTCCACCAGCATCTGTAGAGTGGCCACAATTGGAATGTGTCTCTCCGGCAAATATCACAATTGTTTTTTGGCAACCACATCAAGCTGAATCAGCATATCTTGCCCAATTTAAACACTTAACTGAGATTTTAAACTATGGCGACAAGTAAGAAACCGCGTAAAAAGCACGATAAAAATGCCAATATCAAACTGCAGAGCGACAGAATATGTCGCAACTCTCTTGTGCTTTCCGTTATTGGATTAGGAAATAATGGCACTGAATGGATTAAAAACAATATTCCACAAGATAGAACAACGGCCACTGAACAAGATTTCGAGCTGATGTATAACAAGTCTCGCCCATGGTCTTTTGTTTTTGGTGTTATTTGCCGTGATCAACTTGGAAGAGGTTATATAAAATTTGAATATCAATCTCTTGCTAACCAATTTGCATTCACTGCACCTGAAATGACAGATTACGTCAATGACAATATCAATGCCATTTTAAACGATGTAAACGAAGAGCACGTGCTCTCCCCTTTTCTTATTGCATCACCAGAGAAAAAAGAGTTTACAGATGATTACATCAAGAAACTTTTAACCTGGAAGAAAGTGGAAACAACGCTTAAAACCCCATTTGAGATTAAAGCGTTGCGTGAAGAAGGAATGGCCGCATTACGTGAAATAGATCCAACAGCTTACTCAGATAAAGCAACTTGGACGATCCTTCGTAAAAATGGCTGTAATGATTTTGCCGATATGCGATTAGTTGGATTAGAGAAATATCAGCACTGCAAAGGTATCGGTAAAAAACGAATTCAGAGTCTGATTGATGGCTATCACGCATTAATCAATGACGAAAAATTAATTCCAAAATTGACCGCACTTCGTGAATTTGAAACTCAAATTTATATCCACCAACAAACAATGGCCCGATTAAATCGAGCTGCACAAATGTAGGAGAACCACATGGCTAAATTTATCAAACTAACTAATACGGATGAATCAGATATTTTCATCAATGTAGAACAAATTCAAACTATCACTAAAGATGAAAATGACACAGCTATTCAATTTGAAGATGGCACTATCTTTGTAAAAGAAACACCTGAACGAATTATTCACTCAATCCAATCTGGCGGTTCGGTTAATGAATTACCAGTTGTTGATGTCATGACCGCTAAGTAAAAAAACGACCGCACTTTTGGGGAGTAAAAAAATGAAACCAAATTTTAGATATTTTAAATGTAAATTAGACGTTGAACCTATTAAATCATTAGATGAGCAATGGCGGAAAGATAGAGAGATCAGAGATGAAAAACTTGATGCTATTTTTAACACAATCCCATTTTATGAATGTTGGAGAGGGAGCGAGCGTAATATATTTGGCATTGTTTGCAGTTTAGATAGTCCTGAATATGCAAAAATCAAAGAGGATAAAACCTATAAATTCGAAATGGTTGAAAATGAGAAGGTTGTCATAACTGGTAACGGAAGAACAAAAGCCGGTAAGGAGTTTAACGCTAAAATCCAAAGCGTTAGAGATATTTTAAATCAATATCCAAGTTTTAATGATTTTATGCTACGAAAATTAAAACTTACTTGCTGGGTGCTTGGCGCACGCATTGGTTATGTGTCTGTATGTGGTGTTGCAAGTGACCACTTTATCGTTTCAATACCAGAAAAGTCAGAGGATTTTGGTGGTGATAAATTCCCTGCAATCCCAGAATACCTAACCGAAATTAAACAAAGTGAGTTTCTTGCTTTACAGGGTAAGTAGGTGTGTAAATGAGCGAGATTAATGTAAGCATTCCTTATTCGTTGTTTAAATGCACTTTTTATTGTTTTGTATCTGAGCATCTTAAAACAACACGTGGTACAGCTAAATTTGCAATAAGAACAGTAAAAGAATACTGGATTTTACTCGATGGAGAAAGCCGAGAGGATATTATTGATCTTTGCAACTCTCCTAACAATGCTAAATTAGCTCTACAAGAAATACAAAATTTCAAAGAGTGGGCAATCAAAAATCGCAACGCAAAACGAAATTGCAATATTTCTCGACCGCTAGTTGATATTTTGCCAGTGGCTAATATGGCAAAGGTAAACCATAAAGCGGGTGATTGATATGATTGTTTGGGCATTATTCGACAGTGGTAATGGTTGTTATACGCAAGGTGCAGAGCTATTTAATCAGTCGGTCGACCAGTCGGCAGTCGAAATCTACCCTATCGGCATAGATATTGAGAGTAAAAATAATCATTTTATTAATCTTAATTTAGCTGATTATAGTCGTATGTTTGGCGATAACAAGCTATTCGATGAGCTTGATAAGCTGCCTAAACCTGATTTAATTATAGCTAGTCCGCCTTGTGAGAGTTGGTCGGTTGCAAGTGCAATGTGGGGAGGCAATGCAAGCTGGAAACAGGAGACTGGTGCAGTAAATCGGGAATTATCAAAATTTACGGTTAGAAGTCGTGCGGATTATGATTTGCCGCACGTCCAATTCAAATATGACCGCTCTTTTCTGAACCGCATTAATGGTGAACTTTGTATCTACAATACGATAGAAATTATCAAACGATACAATCCGAAAGTTTATGTAATAGAAAATCCAGCAAGCAGCAAGATTTGGCATTATGTAAATGATATTCTCAATTTTCAGATTCCTTTTGATAATTTGGCGCACTATAACTTGTATAACTACCCTTTGCGTAAACCAACAAGATTTAAGAGCAATATTAATCTAGGATTACGAAACAATCATAAATCAAAGCCTCAGCAACAATGGGAGGATTTTTCAAAATCATACAATGAAAGATCGAACATTCCACTTGGATTAATAGTGGATATATACAAAGCAGTAAATCAATATTTAACAAATCCAATAGGCGTTCCAAGTGAGCGCCTTTTGTTTTAAAGGAGACAAGATGAAACCAATTCTAGATGCTTGCTGCGGCGGAAGAATGTTTTACTTTGATAAAAACAATCCGAATGTGCTTTTTGCAGATATAAGAAAACAAAAACTAAGTTTTAAGGATCATGACAAAATTAGACATTTAGAAGTATCGCCTGATGTAATCCATGATTTTACAGATATGCCGTACCCGGACAAATCATTTAAGTGCGTGATTTTTGATCCACCTCACTTAATAAAAGGTGGTGACAAATCTTGGTTGGTCAAAAAATACGGGCGACTTGACGAGGATTGGCGAACGCAGCTTAAAAAAGGTTTTGATGAGTGTATGAGGGTGCTTGATGATTTCGGCACCCTTATTTTCAAGTGGAATGAAACGCAAATAACGGTCAATGAGATTTTAAAAATTATCGGCGTAAATCCAATAATTGGACATAAATCTGGGGGCCTGAATAATACACATTGGATGTTGTTTGTTAAGTGTGTTAGTTGATTAATTGGAGATGACAAAATGACCAAATATTTTTCAGTGGATATATCAAACGATATCCACATTATTAATTTGTGTGAAACATTAGAGCAAGCAAGAGAGACTTGTTTGGCCGGTGCCACTGATGCGCACGAATTTGCAGATGATATGGACGAATACGAAAATTATGAGAGTAATGATTTACCGTATGCCGTTTATGGTGTGGTTTTAGGTAAGGCCGAATGCAAGAAAAAAACGTTAACAGAAGAGGAGAAAGATGAGCGCTGTTCCGATTTTGATTACGTCCTTGAAAAACCAGAAATTGTAGATTATCCGAAAGATGACAACTGGATTAAGTGTTCGGAGCGATTGCCTGAAATATTTGACCATAATGGATTAGAGCGAAGTGATGTAGTGATGTGTTTTGGTCTTGAAGAACAAGATGACCCAAAAACTTACTTTTTAGCGTATCGAGTGCATGGGAATCGTTTTTACAGTTTTAATGGTGAGTGCGCAAAAATAACTCACTGGCAACCACTCCCGTTGCCACCAACAGAATAACCAACGACCGCTAAAGTGCGGTCTTTTTTTTATTAACAACAAAGAGGAAAAAGAAAAAATGAAAAAATCAATCATTCATGTTGTGGTCGCCTGCACTATCGCAGCGTCATTATCCGCCTGCTCACCATTTTCGGTTGACGAAGGGGAAATTGGCTTAGTGACCCGCTATGGCGAAATTCAAGAAACTAAATCGGCAGGGTTACACTGGCGTAGTTGGCTTGAAGATGATGTTGTATTTAGCACACGTGAGCAAAAAGTCACTATCGGAAAATTTGATGACGTTGGTGATATTACCTCTGGTATTTCCGCTTATACCAGAGATACACAAACCGTCACCACGGCGCTAACCATCACGTTCAAATTAACCGACCCAGTGGCGGTTTACAAAAACTACCGCAATACAGATAACATGATCAACCAACTTCTTGAGCCACGTAGTCGTCAAGCGTTGGAAATCGTGTTTTCACGCTATTCAGCACAGTTGGCGTTGGAAAATCGGGCGCAATTAACCAATGATATTACGGCGCAAATCCGAGAGGCGGTGAAAGGATATCCTATTGAAATTACTGCGGTTCAAAGCGTGATCAACTTCAACAAAGAATATGAAAAACGTGTGGAAGAAAGTGTTCAAAAGAACGTCGCAATTCAAACCGAAGAGCGCAATTTGATTATTCAGCAGAAAAAAGCCGAAATTGCCCGTGTTGACGCACAAGCCAAAGCCGATGCCGAAGTAATCCAAGCTAAAGCCGATGCCGAAAAAGTGCGATTAGCCGGTGAGGCGGAAGCAGCCGCTATTCGCGCCAAAGGCGAGGCATTAAAAGAAAACCGTCAACTTGTGGACTTAACCGCAGCCGAAAAATGGAATGGTGTACTGCCAACAACCATGACACCAAGCGGAAGTGTACCATTTGTTAAGGTTGGTCAATAATGTCAGGTTGGTTAGCTGGCGTTGTTTTAGGTGGGGTGGCATTAGCCATCCTTTTTATTATGTTTTATCTAGATAAAATGGAGTAACAAAATGTATTTCTTGGGAGTTCTTTCCGGAATTGCAATCGCATTTGCCGCGCAAGCTTTCTTCCGTCAGTACAAGTTGACGGAAAGAAATAAAGAAGATTAATCATTGACATACCGCCCTTTTGGGCGGTTTTTTATTGGAGTAAAAAATGTACAAAACACCTCTATTTATTTGTAGATTGCTTAAACGTGAGCCTGTAACCCCATGGAAAGAGTTACTAGATAGCTTGGAGAATACCCCTCAAGAATGGGTATCTGATGAATTTACTTTGATAAATAAAAGAAATAAAGCAGAATTTTGGATTGCAAATGGATACTATTTTTTAAAAATGTATCCTGGCGAATTAGCAATCCCAATCTCTCAAAGATACAGAATTTACAAGGCCGTAAACGAGATACAAGCCGCTAGATTTAAATCAAACAAATAATGGATTTTTATTGGAGTAAATATGGATATTAATATCTACGAAGATTTTTTATCAAAAGCAGAAATTGAGTTTTTGACTGGCAGAAAGCAGAAATCTCTTGTTGTTGAGCAGCTAAATGCGATGGGTATACCTTTTAAGCGGAACGCCAACGGGTATCCTATTGTACGCAGAGATTATGACAAAGTAAAATCTCGAACTGCTAAAACTGAATCTCAAAATTATGAAAATAATGCTTGGAGACCATCTGTGCTACAGGCGTAGGAGGTATGTATGGCCAGACCACGTAAGCGCGAAAACCAGGGCTTACCACAAAACTTGTTATGTCGTAAACGCCAAAGAAAAAATGGGAAGATTGTAACCTATTACTATTATGTAATGATAGATAAAAAAGAAAAGTCACTGGGGACGGATAAGCATCTAGCTGTATTAGAAACGGCTAAGCTCAATTGTGACAGGGTTTTAATGAAAAGTGAAGTCGCCACATTCTTGACAGTTGCAATAAGATATGAAAATGAAGTATTGCCGATGAAGGCAGAAGGAACGCAAAGAACCAACAAAACAAACATTAAACGCTTGCTTGAGTTTTTCGGCAATCCACCAGCCCCGCTTGATGACATTGAGCCATACCATATAAAACAATATTTAGACTGGCGAAAACATCAAACTGCATCAGCAAATAATGAGGTTGCATTATTTCACCACATATGGATGAAAGCCCGTGAATGGGGATATACAAAATACTCCTGCCCGAGCGAAGGAATCCAGCGATACAAGGTTAAGTTCCGCGACATTTACGTGGAAGACCACATTTTTGAAATGTTAAGAGAATCAGCTGATCCGATATTAAGAGACTTGCTTGACGTGGCTTACCTTACAGGACAAAGACCAGTTGATATAGTTAATCTCCAGCCGAGTCAAATCATTGATGGAGTATGGCAAGTTAGACAGCAAAAAACAAAAAATAAAGTAAGTATCGCAATTGTAGGTAAGTTAAAAGAGATCTTAGATAGAAGAATGGAGGAAAATAAACCCTATCTATTCTGCAACAAGTACGGAAATAGGTTAAAGCCAATAATCCTGACTCACTGGTTTATCAAGCTAAGAGCCAAAGCCGCTAAAAAACATCCTGAATTTTCAGATGAACTTCTCGCTGTTCAATTCAGAGATATACGCGCAAAAGCTGGTACAGATAAATTTTTGTCGTCTGACACCGAATCGGCTCAAAAACAACTTGGCCATACAAACGCCCAGATGACAAGACGTTACATAAGGAGGAATAAGATTGTCCAACCAACCAAGCTATAA